AACCACATGCCAATCGTGGGTCTGATGGTTGGGCCATGCCAGAGAAAGCCAAATGTGTACTCCAAGACCAAAGAAAATCTGGAGGCTGCGATAAAGAAACGCATTACGGAAAAGCAAAGGAAACCGAACCTAAGTAAAGCAGACACTGCTAGGATCGGCGGCCTCGTCCGCAAAGCCATGCAGAGTGGAGCCAGCACGGGTGTGTTTTGTAAAGAGCGCATCCACAATTGGGCCATAAGGCACTTCGACTTGGAGGAATGTAAATCAGGGAAGTGGAGCATCACCAGGTTCCGTTCATCGCTGGACAACCTATATGCCCGCGAGCATCCCACCTACACTTTCAAGACGGACATAAAATACGAATGCATGCCCGAAGGGAAAGCTCCCAGAATGCTTATCGCCGATGGCGATGAAGGACAGTTGATGGCTCTCGCTGTCGTCAAGTGCTTCGAGGAACTATTGTTTGCTCATTTTGAGGACAAGAGCATCAAGCACGTATCCAAGCGAGAGGCGCTGGATCGCGTCGTTGCGCAGCTATCCAAGGCAGGCTCTAAAGCCGTGGAGGGTGACGGGTCAGCCTGGGATACAACATGCAGCGCATTCATACGCGATGCCATCGAAAATCCGATACTCCGCCACATCTACACGGTGTTGGCGGAGTTTGGAGTCATTCCGTCCACTTGGATGGAAGAGCATTCTCTGGCCTGCGAGCAGGGGAAGCTCCGACTGTTCTTCAAGAATAGGTTCCAGACCATGAGCGTGACAATCGACGCTATACGTCGATCTGGTCACCGTGGTACCTCCTGCCTGAATTGGTGGGTAAATTTTGTGATGTGGGTTAGTTCTGTTTTCAAACAGCCGGAGCGGTATCTAGACGTCAAAGTCCGATACGGGGAGGATCTCACTGGGGTGAGGCGGTGGTGGAATGGTATGTTCGAGGGCGACGACTCACTGTGCTCCATGACACCACCGATGTGCGAGGGGGATGACCTCTCGCGCATTTTCCTTAAGTTCTGGGAGGACGCTGGCTTCAATATGAAGATAGTGTTTTGTGAGAACAGGGCCACCTTCGTCGGCTGGCACATTGGATGCACGAACGGCGATTTGAATCGCTACCGCTGCCCAGAGCTGCCCAGAGCACTCGCAAACTCGGGGGTGAGTGTGTCCACGCAGGCGATCGATGTCGCCAAGTCAGCAAACCGAAAGCAGGCCAACGTACTGGCCGCAGCCTCTGCTCTTGCCCGCGCGAGCGACTTTAGCGGCATT